ATGAGATATCCATAAGAGGAATATATTGTCCGTAAGTAACAAGACCTTTTAAGTCCGTAAGTAGCAAGACCTTTTAAGTTTCTTATCCGTAAGTAGCAAGACCTTTTAAGTTTCTTATCCGTAAGTAGCGAGACGCTTAAAAATTTAACTAATAACTAAAACTAATGCGGGATTTTTCAAAGGTCAGCAGGTCATCAACTGAAATCGCGCGATTTCGCAGTATGGGCTTGTCTGGATATATGAATTTCACAGCGACTTTTTCAACTCCTTCTATTTCTATTATATTATACGACTGACAGCTGTGTATTATATATAATTTTTTTTATTTTTATACAAAGTATAGATAGGGGTATTTATACATTACACAGACTTCCGTGTTTTTCTATTCAGTGGGTAAGTGGGTGTGTAGGGGGGGCAGGGGGGCAGTGAAAACCCAACATTCTTAAACTTTCTCTTTTTGAATTTTTTAAGAAGTTTGGATTTTGTCTGCCCCCCTGCCCCCCTCCTTTCTTCCTTCATTTATAACCAGAATTCTCTTATAATTCTTTTATAATTTCTTTAAAATTTTATAATTATTTATATTATAATGGATTTAGATATGATTTTTAAAGGAATGAAAACAAAATAACTGAAATCGCGCGATTTCGCTTTCAGCCCACTCCCCATATTTCTTAAAAATAATTCTCTTAGTATAGGATAATGGACTTAGAAGAGATTATTTTTTTATTACTTGATGTCACTTATGATAACAGACGGAAAGGCTTAGACTGGGAAGAAGAATACGAATTATTACTTGAATTAGATGAAGAATATAAAGATTATTTAAAAAATAATAATAATATTGATGAGTCTGACACAATATCAGAAATACCAGAAGGACTATTACAAAAAATATCATCAGGAACATAAGGAATATTTAAACAAATATAATAAAAAATATTATCAGGAACATCAGGAAGAGCAAAAAGAACAAGGTAGATTTTATTATCAGCAACATAAAGACCATGTAATAGAATACCAGAAAAAATATTATCAGGAACATAAAGACCGTGTAAGAGAATACCATAAAAAATATAGACAGGAACATAAGAAACATAAGGAACCAAAGACATCTAAGATAAAAGCACCAAAGATAAAAGAAGTAAAGGTAAAAGAACCAAAGATAAAAGAAGTAAAGGTAAAAGAACCATTGATTATAGTATCATACATCAATATTTGGATTGATTTTAAATAAAAAAAAATGATTTTGATTAATACCATAGATGTAGAAGATGTCATAAAAAAATCTTAGCAAATATTAAATATAATGAATCAAATTTTAGAAATTATGGAAGATATCAAACAAAATATAACAGACAAACAATATAAAACAATTATGGATTCATTAAAAGATATATATGAGAATAAAAAAAATTCTATATCAGTATCATTATCAAGACATAACATTATTCGTTTGATGGATTGGCTTGACTATAATTTAATACTACTTCCAGAGAATAGGGATTTACATAGAATTAAAAAAAAAGAATTGTATAAAAAAATCATCCAAGATCTTTATAATGGTCAATATTATGATAACATTGATTTTGTTAAAAAAGTAGTAGATATTTATTTTCAAGACAAAGATAAAGAAATACATATAGCAGATTGGAATGGCGAATATGAATTTATTAGATTTAGAGAAAGAACCGATGATTAAAAAAGTCCCAAAATAATAACTTTCAAATAAAAAATGACAATTTAAAATTAAAATATCCGTAATATATATAAGGATATTATCTCTATATAATATAAAATGCCAGTCAAAGACCCAGTGAAAAATCAAGAATATGTAGCGAAGCACCGCAAGAGTGTGAGAGAACAAATGGGCGAAGAAGCCTACAAGAAAATGGAAACAGAAGCACGCAGATTAAGACGCCAAAAAGCAAAAGCAAAAGCACAACCCCAAATTGATATGAACGCACTTGCAAATTTTACATCACTTCGCCCATTAGATATTAACCAATTAATGACTTTTGCACCGCAACCACAACCACCACAACCACAACAAAAGAAGCGAGGACCAAAACCAAAACCAGCAGAAAAAATTAATGAGAATATGACAGCAAAGGAAAAGCGTCGCATTTATATTCGCAATTATATGAGAGAATACAGAAACAAGAATTAATTTTTTTTTTTTATAAAAGGATATAATATATATTTTTTATTATTATAAGAAATGCGCACAAGTTCAAGAGCAAACAAAGGACAATATAACAAAATTAAATATGAAGATGAACAAGCACAACAACAACAACAACAACCAAGACCAAAACGACAACGACTACAACCACAACCACAACCACAACAGCAAATAGCAATTCCAGCAATACCACTTCCAGCAGTAGTAGTTAATGATAATAGAAATAAAAAACGCCCACAAGATTTTGGCGAAATAAAAGAAAGTGTTTATTTTCAATTATATTTTTATACGCCTGATGATGAAATAACAAGAAAATATTTTGAGATTGTTGAAAATTATGAAAGATTGCCAGCATCTATGGTTGATGGTTTAGGAAATTTAGAAGTAAAAGAACCAGAACCAATTAAAGAAATACCATCATTTAACCGACTTATAAATGGAAATTATCAAACAGCACAAAGCAAAAGCGATAAGAATATAGCATCATCAATTAAATTTTTCTTTAATAACTTACCATCATTTAAACAATTTAAAAATCAGGATAATTTAGATTGGGTGGTTAAATATCATAGATTATTAACAACAGAATTATTAGAATATTCATTAAATCATAATTCCAGTATTACAACCGTTAAATCGAAATTCAATGCTATTACCAGAATAATACGATTGGCATATAAAAGCAAACAACCAGATTTATATCAAAAGTTCAGTTATATTGTATTTGATTTAGGCGTATATTTTGAAGATGATGAATTTGATAATGAATTATCACCAGAAGAAGAAAAGAAATTTATTCAATGGGATGTAGTATTAAACAAACGAAACCAATTAGAACGCCAATTTTATTCACTTCAAAACAAAAACTCGAAAATAGCATATGAACTCAATAATGATTTATTATTGCTGTCGCTGTATTCACTAATACCACCATTAAGAAATGAAATCAAGCATCTCAATTTTACTAACATTAGCAAAGATGATTTTGATTATATATACATTGATAATAATGATAAAGTATTATTGGATTTGAATTTAGAAAAGAAAAGACACGACCCAATAACATTTAATTTAACAAAAGACGCACCAGAACTAGCAAAAATTATTATTGATAGTTTTAAATTATATCCTCGTGTGTATGTATTCACCCAAAAGAACACATACCCTAATTTTAATAAGAAAGCAAGCGAAGCATCATTAGATGCAAGATTAAGAGCGTTATTCGCATATACTGGTAAAAATATTTCAGTTAATTCATTGCGTAGTTCTTATGTTTCGCATTCAGTTCATCAGGCAATGTTAAGGGGGAAATTATTAACAGTGAAGGAAAAAAATAAAATTGCTGAAAAAATGAGAAGTTCAAGAAAATATTTCGATGAAAGTTATACGAAATTATTTCAAATTAAACCAGAAGAAAATAATGAAGTCATAAATGAAGCAAGTCCATATGAAAGAGCAAATACATATTATTATCTTCATAAAGATGAGATAATAAAAAAGCAAAAAGAATATCAAAGTAAAAAGGGTAGTTTCACGAATTCCAGAAACAGAATATTGAGATTTCTAAATTCATCACCCGATTATGAAAAGACTATGAAGGAAACAACCAAAGCAAAATATAATTTTCAAAAGATAGATGGAGTATGGTTATAATTATAATTTAAAATGTATTGGTGCAAATTTTCTATGCTGTTTATGTTCTACCTTTGCACTTTCTTTTAATTGATATGGTCTATTATGATGTTTAATAGCACCGCCATTCAACACTGGACTGTGTGTATGTGCTACTGTTCCTGAACCCATCAATGTCATTTTTCTAAATCTTTCGTGAATTCCGCCGTGATGATGATGATGATGAATTAATCCTCGTCCTTTAACGTGATGAAACTTACCAAATTTATGAACGAATGCTAAATGCTGTTGTCTAAGGGATACCATCTAATAATAAGATATATATTTATTTTTTTGCTTGTCCTAATCTAAAAAGTAATGTAATCAAAATATTATCATCTAATGCCGCCAATAAATTTAAATTTTGGTCGCAAAATGTGATATAGAAATTAGAAAATGAACCTGATGCCAATTTGACCCATTTAGGAACGGTGGGAGCATAATTGATATTTGCTCCAAAATTAACACCTCCAATAGTGAAACTATCAAGAATATCCATTGGAATACCTACCTTATTATCAACTAATGAACAACGCACAATAATAGAATTAACGGTTGAACCAACAGGAGTAATTAATGAATTTCCTGAATAGTTTTGCGTAGAACCCCCATAAGTTCCAACTGGATATCCTAAAAAAGTCCCAAAATTATTATTTAAAATTGTGATAGAAGGACATCTTGAAACTGTTGGAAATCCATTGCCACCAAATATAGTTCCAGTAGTATAACCAGTAGGTAATGAATAACCAGTTGGCAAAGAAGTAGGGACAAGATATGATAATATTTGATTTCCATATTGATACGTATTATATTGAATGGTAAAATAATATACATTTTGACCTGAACCATTAACCAAATAATAACCATTTGAAATCATCCATTGTTGAAGATAATAATTTAAACTTGTAGTAGTATAAAACCCATCAGGAATAGTTATAGTTGAAGTAGCAAATGTAGATGAACCAGTTGGAAAACTAAATTGAAATGAATTATTATTATAAGCAGATGTAATATTATAAAATGAATATGGTATTTGGACATTAGCAACCATAACTTCACTATCAGGAGGAATGGTGAAATTACCTTGTATAAAATTATATTTATAAGTATTGTTTCCAGTTCCAAATACATTTTGAGAATTTAAAACCAATGTAAAACTCATTTTTTATATCTTATAAATATAATAGAAAAATAAACAGAATAATTTCATTTATTTTTGTTATTTAATATAGAATATATATTAAATGTCAGGAGTTTCTTATTATCCTCCTACAAATTTTTTTCAAAATATTAATTTCAATAATGATTTTTATGCCATACCAAACAATAATCAGGGCATTTCACTCGCATATGCTAATACCCATTATTTATTTTCAACAGGTGTTGCTACTTCAACCGCTATTACTACATATTTTAGTGGTAGTATCGGTATAGGAACTATTGGCGGAACTGCTGGAAGTTTGAACGCTCTTACAGTTAATGCTATAAATTCTATTCAATTAAATGGCGTAGATATATCAACAATTTATGCTACTTCTAATCAACTGAATACTGCTATTACAAATACAAGTAATTATGCGTCAAATATAAACGCAAATACAAGTAATACATTAAATAATAAATTCAGTTTATATCAACTATTATTAACACCTACCACAAACTTATTGGGAGTAGGTAGTAATATTACAAATATTAATTATAATAATATTACAGTTAATCCATTATCATTTACTTTACCATTATCTAAAAATGCTTCGAATGTTATTTCAATTGATTTATCAAGTTATTTAACTGCTACTCAAACTTCAAACCAATTTTTATTATTATCTGGTGGAACTATGACAGGTCTTTTAAATTGTTCTAATATTTATAATAGTAATCTTATTACATCAAGTAATATTTATAATAGTAATCTTATAACTACAAGTAATTTATATTGTAGTAATATTGCTGGTATAGGAACTGCTATAAATAGCTCTTATAGTTTAAGTGTTAATACATTAAATGTTGTTACTAGTATTTCATTATCTGGTAATCAATTTAATACTATATATCAATATTTAATAAATAATGTTGTTTTTGGAGGAACTACGGGTGGTTCAGGTTCTTCTGCAATAGCATCTGGAACTTTAACACTAACTATGCCTACTAATTATACAGGTAATTTTTCAATAGCAGGTAATGCTGGTATTGGAACTTCTTCTTCTTCATCTTCAAATACTCTATTTGTTAATGGAACTTCATATATGAGTGGTAATGTTGGTATAGGAACTACCCCTTCATCTACAATTGCTTTAACAGTTAATGGTTATATTGTATCCTCAAATATAATTAATAATAATAATATATATACCTCTACCGCATTAGCAATTGGAACTACTGGCGGTAGCAATCTTTTTCCATATAATTTTAATGTTAATGGAACTTCATATATGAATGGTAATGTTGGTATTGGAACTACTCCTTCAACTGCAAATGCTCTAACAGTTAATGGAGATAGTATAACAAATACAATAACATCAACATCAACATCAAGTTATTCATATTTTGGTGGGACATCTTCAACAGGTTTAAGAATTGCTGGATGGGATTATGGAAATACAATATATCAACAAAATAATTTAAATTTAGGATTGGCTACAAATTCAACAACTGCTAATATTAATTTTGCTATTGGTAGTGGAAATACAATCTTAACTATATCTTATGGTAATGCTACTGTAAAAGGTTCTATTATAACAAATTCTGTCAATAATTCATTAATTTCATATTTCTATCCAACACCATATAATAATGGAACCACTTCTATTAATCAAGCTACTAATTCTATTATAAATTTATGTTCGGCAACTACTGCTGGAAGTGGAGATGTTTTTCCTTTTGTTTCTGTTGTATGTAGTGATATTGCTAATCATATTGGAACAATATTATATTTATCAAGTAGTGGAGCTTTTTGGAGTGGATATAATTTTAATACAAGAATAATAATAGATAGTAGTTATACTAAAAATAATACTTTACCGCGTGGTGGAACTATATCCTTTCAAACATCAACTACAAATAATGTTAGTGATACAACATTCACTACTATATGTTCTATGAATTCAGTTAATATAACATTAAATGAACCATTAATTACACCTCAATTTTATACAAGTTCAACTAATAATATAGTAACTAATGTTATTACTATAGCCCCAACAAGCACATCAGGTGGTCCATATGGAAATGGATATTGGTTAATTAATGTTTCAAATTATACATCACAATCTGGATTTTCATATTTACATTTAAATATATCTGTTCCTATTGTCCCTATTTACTGGTTAGGAAGAGTTGCTATTTCATCAGGCGGTTCAGCAAGTTATTATCCTGATATGTCATATAATGTTCAATTATCTTTTTCGAGTGGGAATATTCAAGTTTCATCACCAAGTGGAGCATCATTAGCATTATATTATAGAATTATGGGATAATTAAAAATCTTAATATTATTTAAAATGAATACTAATGGAGGAACGGATGATTTAATAACTTTAATGTTTCAACGACAAAACAGAAATCAATTATTATCCGCAAGTGATAAATATGTATTACCTGATTATCCAATTGTTAGTAGTAATTTAGAAACGGTTAAAGTATATAGACAACAATTAAGAGATTATATGGGATTGGAGCAAGTAATTAATTATAATTCAAGTTGTAATATTCCGCTGCCTCCATTTCCTCAACTTCCATTTTAAAAATTCTTTTATATAATATATAAGGAACGAAAGACAAATGGCGGAAATTACAAATTGGTATGATAAAATAGGGGTAAATGATAAGAAAAAGAAATTACCCAAGAAATGGAAAGACCATCATATTCATCATAATTCTATGATTTTATGTATTGGAGGCACAGGAACAGGAAAAACAAACTCATTAATTGATTACCTTTCAAGATGTTCTGGCGAATTTCATAAAATTGTTATTTGTAGTTTTTCAACATTAGATGAACCATTATATAATTTCTTACAAGAAAAAAATGATAAAATTGAATTTGTGAATGATGTTGAAGAAATACCAGAATTAGAAGAATTTGACGATGAAACTAAAGCAAAACCTAAACTAATTATTTTTGATGACTTCATCAATTTAACAAAAAAAGAATTTAAAAAAATCAATCCATTCCTTATATCAGGTCGTAAGTTTGGATTTACTGTTTGGTTGATGGCACAAGAATACACATCTATCCCGAAGATAATCACAAGGAATATAAACTATTTTTTAATAAATCGCATAAATGATAATGTAAGTATCGACAGAATTATCAAAAATCATAATATTTATGGTGTTGATAAAGAAGTATTCAAAAAGGCATATCAATTAGCAACGAAAGAACCACTTAATTTTTTTATGTTAGATTTAAAAAGCAGAGACCCAAAAGACTTTTTTCGACACGGATTTTTAAATTTCCTACAACTTAAACCAAATCAATAATTATTTATAAAGCAAATTATATAATGTCTTATCATTTTCTTTTGTATTTTTTGAAAAATGCTGAATGAATTTTTCAAATCCTTGTAATTTATTTATTTGACTATTCATATATATAATGAATGCTATACAAAACCAACCACAAGCAGATGATGAATAACTTTGAATATCAATATCATTATAAATATATGGGTTTATCTTTCTTTCAACTTCAATTGGTGAAACAAACCCATAAGGGTCAAAATAATAAGAACATTTTGAATTATAATAAAATGAAGTCCAGTGTGTTCCTCTACTATTATCTTTTTCACTTGCTAAATTAACAATGTAAAATCCTTTTTTGAGTTTTTGAGGTAATTCATCTTTCATATATATGCCATTAATATTAATTTTTTGAGATTTTAAAATCTTGATAATATCACTATCACTTAATGAATTAGATTTTAAAGGCATTCTTCTATATAAAAATAAAATATAAAAACGAATGCCATTAATTATTTAGCATCTCAGGCCGCGAAAAGCGCTCCACCTGAATAACCACTTGGGTAGAGGCTCCCCCCGTGATATTTCTTTTTTTCTATTGCTCGTCGTCCAACAATTCTACGATATTTAGGTGCTATACCTAAACCATTTATTTTACTATTAAGATAATCTGCTCCTGTTTCAACTCCTTTTTTAGCGATTGCTTTTGCTCCTGATTTTGCTAATTGTCCTATATCATCAATAAATCCTGAACCTTTTTTTGTTCTGCGTTTTTTCGTATGAGAATGTTTTCTGGCAACACCTAAACCAAAGGCATTAGCAACGCCTCCAATACCATTTAAAACTTTTGATGCTTCATCGCTTCCTTGTCCTCCTATTAAATTGCTTAATCCAGCAGCACCATTAAAAATACCTCCAAAAAGTCCTTTGCCGTGATGATGATGTTTAATACCCATTCCCTTAGGTCTATGATTTAAATAAGTATTAAATGCTAAATTAGTAGCAGCATCTCCCAGTAGTCCGTGTCCTTCTATTGGTTGTAATCTGTTTATTTGAGAATGGGCAAAATGAGATGCGTGATTTACTGCGTGATGTCCAAATCGTTTTGCTTTTGTAATAACAGGATTAACTATATCTTGTAAATGATGTTTTTGAACGAATGCTTTTGCTTTTCGTGCTATATCTCCAAATAGTCCGCTTCCGTGTGCTTCCATTTGATAAGGGTCAAAACTTATTGTTGATGCTTTACCGTGTTTATGTGCTGTGTGTAGTTTTTTTAATTGATGAACTGATAAATGAACTTTATGATGATGACCTAATTTAACACGAACGGAATGACCGTTGCGAAGACGACTTAATTGATTTTCACTTAATTTATCTATGCCTACTGGATGATACATAAATACCTATTTAAAGAAGATATTTTAATTATTGAAATTGTTTTAAATATTTTTGAATTGCTGGAATAGATATTGCCCCTAAATGATGAATTTTCAATAAAACATTTTTTAATTCTTTAACTAGTTCAGGATTATTATTACCTGCTAATATTTCACCTTCTATTATTTTATGTTTTTCTTTAAGTCCTGTTAGACTTTCATTAGTATTCACATTAAATTTTTTATGTAATCCTGCCTGATATATTATACTATTTAATAAATGCTTTTCATCTACCTTTAAATTTTTTATTTGACCTGAAACATCTTTATTAGCATACATATCCATAATTATATTGACGAAATTATTGCTTACTTTTGCATTTGTTAGTCCATCAATTGCTCGTCCTGATTTTAATTTTAATGCTAATATATTTTTATAATATAATTTATGAAGCATAATCATCATATTACCGAATTCAGCGTAAGTGGGTATATCTTGTTCTGGGTCTTTTAATCCTGCTCCAAATCTTGAATATTTTTTTCCACTTGCGTCAATAAAATATTTAGTTTTAATTTTTTTTTTATCAAGAGGTTTAATATCATATCCGCCATTTGCTACTGGTTTTTCTAATCTTTCAATTAAATTTTTTACAGTAATATTTTTTGTTAGAATATTATCTTTTTGTAATTTAGATAATTTCAAAGTTTTTAATATATTTTTTAAAACATCGCTATTATTTTTACCTGATATTTCTCGTTCTTTTACTTCTTTAAAATGTCCTCCTGTATTTTCATCTGTTGAATAAAGTAAAATTGTATTTCCTTTATCATTAATACCAGTTTTAAAGAATACGTGATTATCATCTTTATTATTTTGAATGAATAAAGAATTATTATCTGTTCCAAAATCAACATCAGTAGGTAGTAAAATCTTACTTCCTGGATTAGAAGGGTCTTCTACTTCAATTTTAAAATTTTGAAGAGGAACAGGTTCGCTTGATGATGCTGTTATTGTTGGTAGAGCAGGTGGCGGTGCTACTTCTTCTTCTACTTCATATTCTACTACTGGATTTAGAATTTTTTCTAAAATACGAGTTATTACTTCTACAATATCTTTTAAGTCTAAATTAATGTTATTTCTACCGTAATTTTCTAAAAAATATTCGTATATAGAGGCAAAATGTTTGTTGATGATAAATATTTCTTTTGGGGCAAAACTTTTAATAATGTTTTCAATAAGACTATCTTTATCAAATAAAGTTCTTAAATTCTGTTTTAAAATTATTATTTGTTGTAATGCTGATTTTTCATAATATAAATCTATATCATATACTTCTGCTTCTAAATCCTTCATTCTTTGTAAATATTGTTCTTGTGTTTCATTTGGTAATTGTTCTTCAACAGTTCCAATTCTACTATTATTTTGGGATATTAAACTTTCTCTATAACGCTGTAAATTTTGTTTAATTTGATTATTATGATTTATTGTGATTTGTATATTATCTTTTATATTGTTTAAAGCACTTTGAATAAGTTTTTTTTCATTTGGAATTAAATTAAACTGAATTTGAGTAATATCTCTATTAATATCTCTTATTCTTTTTTCTTCGTTTTTAAGGTCTGCTTCTGCTTGTTTTTTATCTGCTGGACTTAATGCTGTATATGTAATATTACCTGTTGTAGGGTTTTTTGTAGCAATACCTTTATTTATCAAATCTTTCAAATCTTTCTTATTGTCTTTGACCTTTTTAAAATCTGCTTTTAGATTTGGTAAATCTATTTCGATATATTTTTTTATATTATCTTCGAGTGTCTGAACAACAGTTTCGTCTGCTGGTTTTCCAAGTCCATTAAAATTAATTAAAGTTGGTGGAGCATTTAAATCTGCTATATCTAATTGAATTGTTGATGGATGATATTTATTTAATAATATAGCACCTGTTATAGGGTCTTTAATTGGTCCAGTCATTGATTGATGATATTCCTGTATCATTTCTTTCGTGATTTTATCAGGTGGCGGATTTTCTTTAAAAGGTAATGTTCCTATATCAACGATATTATCTCTAAAACTTCGTCCTTTTTCTCGTCGTCCTTTGGTGCTTATATATGAAATATCATTTAAATCACTTATCAAAGCAGTATCAATTTTATTTTGTGTTATTATTTTGTTCCATAAAGACATTATCTATAATATGGATTGAAAATAAAAATCTATTCATTATTTAGAAACAAATAATGACTGATAATTATGAGTATGAAAAATCTATGAGACCTCAGGATAGTGATGAATATTCCCCATATATAGATAAACAATATAATGGTTTCATTAATGACCTGAATTCAACGGTATATACTAATACTTCGCTTTCATTAGTCCAATTTGATTTAGGACAAATTTATAATTCTCAAAAATTCACTGATACGAATGATATGTTTTTGGTAATTCCTATAACTATGGTTGCTGCCTTTAATAATGGTGGTACTCCCGTAGCGCCAGTTCCTGGAAATGTCAATCTTCTTTCCCTTAAATCAAATTTCATTCATTTATTACATCAAGCGGATATTCAAATCAATGGACAGACAATTGAAAGCACACAACCATATTTAAATATTGTTAAACACTTTCAAATGTTGAGTGAAATGTCATATAGTGACCTTGTTACAATTGGACCAACTATTGGATTTGGTGATACTATTGATAATCCTCGTTCTGTTATATGGAATGGAAATACTACAACTGCTAATGGAAATGGTTTCACTAATAATAAAGTATTTGTTTCTAATGCTGTTTCTGGTACTTCTGTTGTTTCTGCTGGTCATCGCTATCAAACTACATTAAGTGCTCAGCAAAATAAATCTACTATTAATGATGCTATAACTTCAAAATTATCACGATATGCTGATAGTACTACTGGTGGTAATTATAATCAAGTTGTTGGAAATATTATAAATCTTCAACAACTTAAAAATGAATTACGACCAACTTATGAAACTACTAACAATAATTATATGATTTGGTATGATTATGCTGTTATTAAACTATCAACTGTTTTTGAGAGTTTAGCAAATATTGGTTTAGTCCGCAAATTTGATTGCACTTTAAGACTTTGGTTAAATACTGGAACTGTTAATATTACAGTATCATCTCCAAATACAACAACTCCTGGTTATTCACTTACTACTGCTAATAATTCTTTTACTAATACCTGCCCTTTTCTAGTGAATTATTTACCAGATATTTCAAATAATGGTGGTATTCCTGCCACTACTACAAATATTGTTGCTGGTTGTTATATTGCTAAACCTCCTGTTACAACTTTTGGTGGTATTAATTTATCATTATCAGGTGCTGCTTCTTCTCTTCCGTGTTGTCGTATCTATTTCTCACAAATTCAGGTTGAACCAAAAAAAGCATTAACTTATGTAGAAGAAAACAGAGCTAAAAAAGTTGTTTATCGTGCTGTCCTTGCTAATCAGTATAACAATCAATCAGGAACATTTAATCAACTTATAAATTCAGGCGTAGTTCATCCAGTTGGAATTTTAGTTGTTCCTTTCATTTCATCAACAACTACTGGATTTGGTGATTTCCAATGGAAAAGTCCTTTTGATACTTGCCCTTCTACTTCATCTCCTATTTCACTTACAAATTTCCAGTGTTCCGTTGGTGGTGTAAATCAACTTCAATCAACTTTAAATTATACTTTTGAAAATTTTGTGGAACAAATAAATCTCGCTGAAAATCTAACTTCAAGTGATTTCGGTGTTTCCTGTGGTCTATTCACTCAACAATTCTGGGAAACATACCGTTATTACTATGTTAATATTGAACGCTCAGCAATAACTGATAAAAATGTTGCTCGTAATATTAATCTTTCATTCTTAATTAATACTATTGGTAGTGGTGTTACTGCTGATATTTTAACTTTCATAATATATAGTGATGAATTAACTATTGATGTGGAAAGTGGTTTAATTAAAAAATAAATTTATTATAGATATGATTACCGATATTCAACAACAATTATTGAAACAATATCAAGATAAATCTTATATAAATGCTTTATTAGCAGAAGAATCCACAAATTATTATAATTTTATTAAAAACATTATCAATATTCCTTTAATCATATGTAATACTGCTATGGTTTGTATAAATTCCATTATTGTAGA